CGAAATTCGCTTTATCGACTACTGGGAACAAAGCGGTTTCGATGCAGAAGAAGTCTGCGACATGTTGGCCTTGAAGCCTTACGAATACGAAACCGTCTGGCTTCCACACGATGCAATGCACCGCACATTCGCGTCAAAGAAGTCTGTAATGGACACCTTCTTAGAGCATGACTTACCGGCTCGCAAAGTCCCGAATCCCGACCAGGGCAACCGCATCATGCACGGCATTGATGCTGTTCGTAAGTTTCTCCGCATGTGGAACTTCATTATCGACAAAGACCGCTGCTATCGCGGCATCGAAGCATTGAAAAACTACAGCCGCAAGTTCAATCGCGCATCAAATACATACAGCGGCGAAGCGGATCACAACGAGTGGTCACACGGCGCTGACGCATTCCGTTACGCGGTTCTCTCAATCAAAGAAGACGACTTAGGCCGATCAATCGAGCGAAGCAAACAACGCCGCCTGTACCAGATGTCAAATCGCGGTCAGGTAAATACGAGCCGATACACGCTAGATGAAGCCTATGCTGCTCGTGAACGCGAACAAGCATTGCGTACCCAAAACATTGGCAGAGCGTGGGACTAAATCAAATAAGTGCGCCACTAGAAGCGCACGGAGCATAAATGGCTACCGACAACTATAACGATTACGAAGGGATGGATAGCAGCGTCAACGACGACGCCTTCGAGCAAGACCCTGTACTTGCGCAATACCAGACTGAAGACGAGCAGGAAAAGTGGCAGAAGGAACTTGAAGCATGCCGCAAAGAGCGAAAGAACTGGAACGCAACTGCAACCAGGGCTGTTGCTCGTTATCGTGCCGATGCAGGCGCGCAGTACAACGGCGGTAAGTTCTACAACATCTACTTCCAGAACACAGATACGAAGCTGGCAGCGCTTTACGCCCGTACACCGAAGCCCGACATCAAACGTCGTTTTGATGACAGCCAAGATGATGCTGCGCGTGTAGCTGGCCTGCTACTGCAACGTAACCTGGAATACGAACTGGATACAGGCGGTTTTGACACCACATTCAAGCAAGTCCTGTTTGACAACGTGGTTGCAGGCATGGGCGTTAGCTGGCTACGTTATGAGCAGGAAGAACGCGAACAACCGCCGGTAATCAACCCAATGACAGGCGCAGTTACCCAACAACCACCAGTCATCACCTGCCAGGAAGCATGTACGGACTATGTTGCTTGGGACGACTTCTATTGGAGCCCTTGTAAGGTCTGGACTATGTGCAGTTGGGTAGCTCGCCGCATCCCAATGACAAAGGAAGCGATGAAGCACCGCTTCGGCCATACAGTGCCGGCTGAAATGCTTAGCGAAGTCAGCTACAGCAACAAGCCAGATGCACAAGACGCCAGCAAAGCCAAACTGGCACCTAAGAACCAGACAGAAGAAACAGCAGATGTCTACGAAATCTGGGACAAAGAACGCCAGCTAGTATTTTGGGTCACCGACAGCATTGAAGTCCCGCTTGATGTACAGCAGGATACGATGGACTTTGAAGGCTTCTTCCCAACACCGATGCCACCTCTTGGCCGCTTCGATACCGCTAATGCCATGCCTGTCAGCGATTACCAGCTTGTGCGCGGTAAGTATGACGAACTGGACGAGTTGAACGAGCGCTGCACCGCGCTTAGCAAAGCAATGGCAGTTCGTTTCGCCTACAACAGCGCGAATCCAGAAATCAGCAAGCTATACACCACCGTCGCTGAAAATGAAGGCATCGCAGTCAAAGACTGGAACAGCTTTACTGAACGCGGCGGTCTTGCTGGTGCAATCCAATTTGCCCCACTCGACCAGATTGCGAATGCATTCAACATCGCAAATGCACAGCTTGAACGAATCAAAGCTCAGATTTACGAAGTTGAAGGCATCAGCGACATCATGCGCGGCCAAGCCATGCCTTATGAAACAGCAACCGCAACCACTGCAAAGAGCCAACATTCGTTTGGCCGGTTCGCAGCCCGACAGCAAGCAGTGGCCGAATACGTCGAAGAACTGATGCGCCTAAAAGCCCACGTTATCTGCAAATTCTACCAGCCTGAATTGATCATCAAACGCGCAATGCCGTTGAACCCTGCTGACCAACAATTCATTGGCCCTGCTATTCAACTTCTGAAAGACGAACAGTTGAACCAGTTCCGCTTAAGCGTAAGCGTCGATAGCCTGCAACTGCCGAACTGGAACACAGAGAAGGCAGAACGCAGCGAAGCAATCCAAGCCATTACCAAAATGATGAGCGTGATCATGCCTGCCGTACAGCAGATGCCAGAAGCAGCGCCACTTGGCCTTGAACTCATCAAGTTTGGTGTCAGCGGTTTCAAAGGCGCACAGTCTATTGAAGGCGTCATTGACAACGGGTTGCAGCAGCTTATGCAGGCGAGCCAACAAGGGCAAGGCGCTCCGAAACAACCAAGTCCAGATCAAGTGAAAGCACAAGCGGTTATGCAGAAAGCGCAACTTGATTACCAAGCAGTGCAAATGCAGGAAACCACCAAGGTGCAAATCGCGCAGCTTGAGGCACAGCTTAAACAGCAGCAGATGGCGCTTGATCAAATGCAGGCAGAACGCGATAACGCAATTCGTCAAAGTCAGTTGGTCATGCGTCAAGGTGAACTGGCAGCGAACGTCGCGCATCAACAAGCCAGTCATGTTCATGGTGCAGCAATCGACCTAATGAACAATCGTCAAAACGGAGGCTTCTGATGCCGACATACGTAGCCCACTGCCCTAGCTGCGATGCGCAGTACGACTACATACGCAGCATTTCCAATCGCAACGACACACCTGTCTGTTGCGGTGCACCGACTATCAAAGTCTTGACTGCGCCAGCAATCAGCGCAATGGCATTCACAGGCCACAAGGGCTTCCACATGCCAGACGGGAAGCATGGTGGTAAAGGAACTTGGATCGAGTCAGGCCAGGACTATAAGCGGTATCTACGTGAGAACAAAAAGATGCCAGCAAGTGAAGCGGAAGCAGAGGCAAAGATTCAAAGGAAGCACGCCGAAGCTGCCGACAACAAGAAGCGCCGTGAAGCAGTAATCAAGGCGATTGAGAAGCACAGTAAATAAACCCACCACAACAAGAGGTAAACATCATGGAAGATTCCATTAACCACAGTGAAGAACTGGAAAACGGAACCACAACCAACGTTGCCGAAGTTTCAGAACAAGAACCTGTAACCGAAGCCGTTGAAACGTCGGAGCCAAAGACCACACGCGATGCAGTTCTCAAAGCATTCGAAAAGGTAACAGGCAGCAAAGAACAAAAAGCGCTTCCACAAGCGACAGAACCAGTAAAGGCCGAACCTGAAAAGGAAATTGACCCAATTACAGGTCGTGAACTTGAACCGATCCGCGCACCGAATAGCATGACACCACTGCTTCGTGAGAAATGGGGCTCGGTACCACGCGAAATGCAGAAGTATTGGATCGACCGTGAACGCGACATGCAAGTACGACTGCAAGAGACTGCAGATGATCGCAAGCTCGTAAAGCAGTTCAACGAAGTGGCGGCACCGTACGAAGCAATGTTCCGCCAGCACGGCACTAACGCGATTGCGCATACAAGGGAACTGCTTAACCTAGACTACCAGCTTCGCACTGGCTCGCCAGAAGATAAAGCGCAGATCATTCACAGCTTGATTACGCACTTCAAGCCAGACATACAAACCCTGTCGCAACTGGCCGCTGGTCATCCGATCCAACAAGCACAGGCCCAGCAAGCACCGAATGTTCAAGAACTGGTGCGTCAAGAACTTGAAGCGCGTGAAGCTGAAAGACAGGAAGCGGAGATTACTCGTGAATTGGAGGCTTTCGCTGCCGATCCAAAGAACGAATTCTTAGAAGATTTGCGACCAACCATGCAGAAGGCAATCGAAGCTGGCTTCGTGACCGGCAACAGCATCACTGAACTGTTCCGCAAAGCGTATGACTTCGCAGCATCACATCATCCAGAAGTATCGCAAGTGTTGGCAAGTCGCGAAGCAACGGCTGCACAAGTGTCGGTTCAACCGACAACTCCGGCAGCTAAGCCAGTTCAGAGCGTGAAGCCTTCGTTGGCAAGCGGTGGCCGCGGTGGTCAATCGCAGCCACGCCCTAAGTCATTGCGTGAAGCAGTTGAACGCTCTTGGGACAAGCACTCAGGTAGCTAACAGACAGTTGCATTAAACCAAAGGCCGTTCTCAAACGGCCTTTCGTTCCTAAAGGATCAATTAGGTGCCATTGCCTTGCAGTCGTTGCCCTGCCAAGCCCAATTGGTAATTATTCCTTGCGCGTTTACGGTGAAGCGCGTAATGCACTGCATGGCAAAGTTCTGAACTGGCGCAGTTTTCTGAACGTATGTCGTAGATGTACCGTTATACGTGCCATAGGCAGAACTGCCGTTGCTACCATAAACGTTTGTGGTTCCAGAGGTGTACGTCGTTTGTGGAACAGTCGTAGTGTAACCACCGATTTGAACATTTCGATTGTTTGAATACTCAAGCACCCTACCGCCATTAGTCAGTGGATACGAATTAGCGGGCGGCCCCCAACGCATCACTAGGTTGTCTACGTTTGAACCCATCCAAGATTGCAGCACCTTCTCGTAGTTGGCTGTCGTTGCGCAACCGGCGGTAAGTAAGCAAGTAACGAGCGCCAAAGCCTTCAAGTAGTTCATCAATTTTCTCCACACACGGTTGAGTATAAGCCAGGAAAACATTGTAACCAGAAGACAACAAAAATACCATAATGCAACCACTTCGTCTGCAATCGTCATCTGCTAAATAGAAGCAAACACACCACGCCAGGAGAACAGTACAAATGATCGTTTCGCTTTTTTCACAGGTCGTGGCGCAAGGCGTCGAGGTGCCAGTTGTCGATCCAAGATTGGCAGCACACGTTGACTATGCCTCGCGAGTCGATACAGCAGACCAAGGACCAGCGACGCAAGCTAGTTCGGAACCTGTTACGGATGCACTGACAGCGCAATCAGCCAGCACAACTAACAGCGAACCAACAGATGCGGTGGCACCCGATGGAGCAGCGTAAAGACCTCGATTAGAAACGGTCGCTAGCCAATAAGGATAAAAATAAATGGCATTCCCAAACCTTAGTGACCTCGCAGCGACTACCATCGAGTTTCGCTCGAAAGACATCGCCGACAACGTAACCCAACACAACGCTATTCTGCGCGCTATCAAAGCAGCAGGCGGCAACGCCACTTTTGACGGTGGTACTTACATCAACGAAAACCTGTCCTTTGCAGAAAACGGCAACGGTGGTTCTTACAGCGGCTATGACACGCTGCCAACGGCTGCTGCTGACGTAATTTCCGCCGCACAGTACTCATTCGCACAGTATGCGGTCCCAGTAACCTTCTCCGGTCGCGAAACCCTGATCAACAGCGGTAAGGAAGCATTGATTGACCTGGTTGAATCCCGCGTTAAAGTCGCTGAATCGACCATGCAGAACTTGCTGAACCGTCACCTGTACTTGGATGGTACTGGTAATAGCGGCAAGAACATTACCGGCCTGGCTGCTGCTATTCCACTGGCAAACACCACCGGCACTTATGGAGGCATTAGCCGTGCGACATCAACTTTCTGGCGTAATCAGAAGTACCAAGCATCCGTAGATGGTGCTGGCGTAGCGGCTACCGGCACTGCATTGATCTCACAATGGAACCTGTTCATTCAGAGCATGACTCGTGGTACCGATCGTCCAAACGTAATCGTTTGCTCACCAGCTATCTACGCTTTGCTGCAAACCGGCATGCAAACGATGCAGCGCGTAACCAGCGCAGAGACCGCTAACGTGGGCTTCACTGGTATTGAGTTCCAAGGCATTCCGGTCTACTTTGACGCTTCTGCTTCTGGTATCGGTGCGCAGTCTGCTTACTTCCTGAACACCAACTACATGAAGTGGCGTACTCACAAAGACCGCAACATGATTGCACTGGATGACAAGTCAGCCGTCAACCAGGACAGTACTGTTAAGACCTTGGCATGGGCAGGTAACCTGACCATGTCTGGCCCTCAGTTCTGCGGTATCTACTCCAACACCTAATCTTAGCGTTATGTGAAAAAAGGCTTCCAGTTGGAAGCCTTTTTCATTGGACGAGTAAATAGGTGTGCAGTCGCAATAGTGCGATGCGCATTGCCACCAGTTCGACGAATCGCAATAACAAGCGCAACTCACATCGAACATGGCAGGAGACATCAATGAATCAAGAAAATAACAACGAAATGGATTTGAACGTTGCTATCGCCAATCTTGGCATGAGCAATCGTTTTGAATTTGACGAACAACGCGGTGTACGTGATCCGCGCACTGGTCGCTTCATGCAACATGAAGACTATGGTTCGGACACTAAGCTCAACGTCGCATTCACAAGCGAACCAGTCTTTTCAAAGAAAGAGACTTACCTTGCTGGTGGTGTTCCAAAGTATGTTGACATGGACTTCATCACCATCAACATTCCAGGCAACCGCGATCTGGTAGTTCATACGCCGGTCACCGACTTCTACCAGTGGCGATTCCCGCTTGAGTATGAAGCGTTCAAGCGCGGTAAAGAAGCGGCTGTTGTTGGCACACCGCTGGAAATGTGGCCTGCCCTGCAACCTTCCCAAGTAGCTGAGCTAAAACACCAAGGCGTTCGCACTGTCGAACAACTGGCAACGCTGTCTGACAGTTCAAGCGGCGTCTTGCGCGGTTTCTATGCGCTTAAGAACAAGGCACAGCAATTCTTGGACGATTCAAAGGACAAGAACGCCACTGCTGTAGTTCGCGCACAGTTGGATGAACAGGAACAGCGCCACAAGGCCGAACTGAAGGCGATGGAAGATCGCTTTGCTGCAATGCTGGCCGAAGCGGTAGCAAGCAAGGAATCAAAGAAAGCCAAGTCATACGAAACGGACAGTAAGTCGTCCAGCTAGCAAAAAACGGGAGACCAAGGCGCAATTGATCTCCCGAATGCGTCCTCTCTACTTGCGATTGGAGGAGGGAACCTTCTTTGACTGCATTATCTTCGCCTCCGTGCGCTGTAGCGAGGACGGTGTTCCCGGAGTCTGCATCAGGAGGTTATTTCCGAAGTTAGGTAGACCGTTAGACTTTTGAAGCAAACTGTTTTCCCCGCCAACATACTGCCCGTCTTTAAAAGGACCGTAAGATGTATAGCTAATTTTTATCTCTGACGCTTCTGTCGAGTTATCCATCGAGTAGGTTCCGCTTGCGGTCGTGATGTTCGGAACTCCATCAATTCCTGCGCCTGTTTTCTTGTAACGGTTATACGTAACTGAAGTGAGAACTACTCCAGCTACACAATAGTAGATCTTGTTAGTAGTATAAGCTTTTGGTGCGTGCTCCATGCAGGTCGACCCCGTTGTGGCATTGCCGCTTGCGACTGCTGTATCCCGTACGATCACTTCTATGAGCCGACTGTTATCCGCCTTCAAGCGTAGCCAGGTCAATAGCTCTAGCGCGGCTTTGTCTTTCTCTTCTTTGTGATAGCGCACGACTTTGCCATCTTCTACCTTTAGCACAGCAGGCTGTTGTGTTGCATTAGGTGGCGAGTGATCACCCATCAACATCGGCTTCCCTTTTGCGTCGACCACGACGTACATTCCAATCAAGTCTTGCAAGTGGTCTTTATAAATCCTTGCATCGGTAGAGCTAATAAACGCACGATTAAAGAACTCAGCCAAGATCGAACCGTCGTCAATGTGCATGGCTGGGTTATCGGGTTGAGAAAATGCTTGGGATGAGGCCGCTATTAAATTAATAGCGACAAAGTACTTCAACGAATCCAACGCATTCATAACGTCTCCGCATTCATTTGATGATTCCAACAGATAAACACAAACCGTCGAAAACGATCAAGAAATAGCGGGCCCCGTGTTGTTTTTAAGAATTGAGTGAGTTCAATAAATAAAGCTACCTACCCAATGAAGAAATTAAATGGCTCAAAAGACTTTACTTCAGATCGCCCAGACGATCACGAACCAAATAGGACTTCCGACACCACAAGCAGTTTTGTCGGCCTCCGACCAAAACATGGTCAAGCTGCTGGCAGTAATCAAATCAGTTTGTGAAGACCTACTGCTTGAATTTGACTGGCAGGTACTGCAAAGGCGCTACACCTTTAGTACTACAAGCGGCGTTGACAACTACGCCATTCCATCGGATCAAGAACGCTTCATTAGCTTTACGTTCTTTGACCAAAACAACCGCTGGAAAATGCAAGGCCCGCTAACCCCTACTGAATGGGAACAAATCAAGGTAAGCAATCTGGCAGCGAGCCCGTTTCAACGCTATCGCTACTTTGGCGGAAAGCTCTACCTCTACCCAACACCAGGCACGACTACCTTCAACTTCAACTACGAATACATCAGCAATGCCTACTGCGCCAGCAGTGCGGGCGTTCCGCAAAGCGACCTAATGCAGGACAGCGACATCATTCTGTTCGATCACCGCATGGTGGTCTATGGCGCTAAGGTCAAATGGCTAACTTCAATCGGCATGGATACCGTTGCCGCGTTAGCTGAATACAACCGCGCAGTTGAACTAGCCAAGGGCTCAGACATACCTGGGCGTACTCTGAACCTAGCTGGTGGCACTATCGGTGCGCCCCTGCTTTCGACATTGAACATACCTGACACTGGTTTTGGAGGTATGTAATGCCGCGCGTTCCACAACAACGAAGCTCCGTAACAGTGCGTATGCCCGGCATGTCGATGGGCCTGAATACGCTCGATAACCTGGATCAGATGGATCAGCGTTACGGCTTAAGCATACAAAACTTCGTAGCAACCAATCAAGGTCTATCAGTACGCCAAGGCTACCGCAAGTGGGCAACTGGCTTGCCGGGTTCCGTTACTAGCCTGATTCCATACCATGCCCGTATTGCAGCGCAAAGCAAGCTGTTTGCAGTCTCAAACGGAGGCATCTACGATGTCACTAATGGCGGTACAGTTGGCGCTCCGGTCGTTTCCGGCCTGAATGCTGCAAACGGCTACTGGCAAGCCGTATCACAGTCCTATACCAATGCGTCAACCAGCACCATGATTGCGGTCAATGGTTACGACGCACCACGCACTTACAACGGCACCAGCTGGGGCACTTGTACTCAGGTCGCTAGCCCTTCTGGCATCGGACAGTTTGCACAGAACGATAACAACGGCAACCCGGTCAACATCAACAACTTCGTTGACGTACTGCTGCACCAGCAGCGCCTTTGGTTCACATCAACCAATTCGACTAAAGCCTACTACTGCGACATCGCGCAAGTAGGCGGCGCGCTTTACGCCTTCGACTTCGGTTCGTTCTTCCCTACAGGCGGCAAGCTGTTCAAGCTCGCAACATGGACTATGGATAGTGGCGGATCAAGCGGCACCCAGGCCATGCTCGTTGCAATGAGTGACAAAGGCGACGTAGCTGTATTCCAAGGCACCAACCCTAGTTCAGCCTCTACATGGTCAATGGTCGGCCAGTACAAAATCGGCTCGCCAGTCGGTCGCCGTTGCACTACACAGTATGAAGGCGACTTGCTGGTTCTGACTCAAGACGGCCTGTATCCAATGAGTCGCTACCTGCAAAGCGCACGAGTCGAAAACACAGATTCGTTGACTTACAAAATCTCGAACGTCATCAGCAACTTAGTAGCATCCCTGTCCAACACACCTGGCTTTGAAGCTACCGTGTATCCAGGCGCTAACGTGATGATGTTGAACATTCCGCAGTCCCAGCAAAGCAACAATTTCCAGTTCTGCTTCAACACGATTACGAAAGGCTGGACGCAATTTACCGGCTGGTCTGCACAGTGCTTTGGCCTGTACAACGATGCGTTCTACTTCGGTGGAACCAACTTCGTAGCCCTAGCCTTCATTGGTTATCAGGACGGAGCCGACATTTACGGCCAAGGCGGCAACAACATCGTTGCTACGGCCATGTCAGCATTTGCGACATTCGACGAAGCATTCGGCGCTGGCGTAGTAAAGCACGTGAAGATGGTTCAACCCTTCATCAACTCAGGCAGCGCACAACCAGCAGTCAAAGTCGGCGTCAATACGGACTTCAACCTGACACCAATTGTAGGCAGCGCAACCTTTTCGCCTACAACTGGTGCGGTGTGGGACAACGCACGGTGGGACGATCCAAGCGCCACATGGGTAGGCAACCTCGCCACCTACAACAAGTGGAACAGCGTTGCAGCTTGGCCCGGTTCATACACGGCAGTCGTGGTTTCCATCAGTGCGACCGCAGATACAACCTGGACTGCAACTAACCTGCTGCTTACGCCGGGTGGGCCATTCGCATGACCAAGCGCGTAATCGTGACCGATCAACAGTATGCACCTGTATTCCTTCAATGGATGCGCGAACGCATAGGCGGGGACATTGGCGAGTATGATGCCAAGGATTGCCGCACTATCGCGCATGTAATGCTACATGACGACAGTCCGCCTGAAGTTCTCGCAGTAGTGGCAATCAACCGTTGGAGCCCCTTTGCATGTGAGGGAAACATAGCCAGCGATGGTAAACGAAACTGGTTTAGCCGCGACTTCGCCTTTACGGTCTATGACTTTGTCTTCAACCATGCAGGTAAGACGCGCTTCAACTTCACAGTATCAGTAGACAACAAAGACGCCATAGCCATGCACGAGAGCTTAGGTCACGAAAACGTGGCAAGGCTTACGGATGCATTTGGCGAAGACAAAGACGCATTCATTTACGGCCTAACCAGAAAGCAATGGCTTGCCGGAAAATGGGCTGCGCCTTCCAAACAACAGGAGAAATAAGATGGGACAAGGCACAACGCCACCACCAACGACACCGGCTTCACAGCAAGCACCAGCAGCAGGTACGACACCAGCAAGCGGCATGTCGCCACAGCAAACGCAGGCAATCGCGATGCTGCTAGGTCAGATCGGCAAGCGTCCGCAAATTGAATCCGGTATGACAGCACCGCAACAGCAACTACTGCCTACACAAACGATTCAAGGCGGTTCGTACTTCAGTCCGAACAGGCAGTAAACAACCCAACTTTCACTTGATGAAAGGAGCTTAAGGCTCGCTAAGTAGACGAAACAATTATTGAGGAAGGACGCGCAGATGTCCAAAGGATCAGCTCCACCAGCACCAGATTACACAGGTGCGGCGCAGGCTACAGCACAAGGTAACCTGCAAAATCTTAATCAACAGACTTGGGCAAACCGCCCAAATCAATACACGCCTTGGGGCTCGTCAACCTGGACAAGCACACCCGATAAGGCCGCATACAACCAAGCAGTACAAAGCTGGCAGGCAAGCGGTGCAGACCCTAAAACCCGACCTGACGCCAACTCCTATACCACCTGGACAAACAGCGTAACGCTGTCACCGTCTGAACAGGCGGCATTGAACTCGCAGCAGCAGATTCAACAAAATCAGTCTGCACTTGCGCACTCAATGCAAGGTCAGGTTGCCGATACGATGAAGAACGGCTTCAACGCACCGGACATGGGTTCCTACATGAACGGCGTTCCATCTCTCAATACCAACTTTACGGGCTTTAACGCAAACGGTGTTGGCGGCGTAGATCAAAGCAAGATCAACCCTTCTGACTACACCAGCGCGTATCACGGCTTAAACCAGAACTTCTCAAGCGATGCATCGGCACTTCAAGGTGCGGCTGGTTTAGCGGGCGGTACTAACCTACATGCACCCCAGTTTGATCAATCGACAGCAGATGCAGGCGCACAGGCTGCTTATAAGGCATCTACTGGCCTGTTGAAAGACCAGTGGGATCAAGACAACAAGAACTTGGATTCCCAGCTGCGCTTGCAAGGTCTTACGCCTGGAACTGAGGCATACAACAACGCGATGCAGAACCAACTGCGCGTTCAAGGCCAGCAGAAAGACCAGCTTGCGAATCAGGCGGTCTTGACCGGAAACCAACTTGCCAACACCAACTACGCGTCGGCATTGTCGGGCTATCAAGCAGGAAACACGGCACAAAATCAAGCATTCAGCCAGAACTATTCAAATGCTCAGCTTAACAATGCGGCAGCGGGTCAAAAGTTCGGCCAAGACCTGCAAGCGTTCAATGCGAACAATTCGACTGCTTCACAAGCACTGCAAAATGGCTTGTCGCAGTATGCATCGGCATTGCAAGGCCAAAGCGCCTACAACTCCGCAGCCGGTCAAGCCTACAACCAAGCTCTCGCCACGCATGGCGCGGCACAGGAAGCGCTGCAGAATTCAAATGCCGCACAAGAGCAAGCCTACGCGCAAGCGATGCAGCAGTATCAAACGGCTTACCAGAACGCATACCAGAACTACCTCCAACCGCTTAACAGCATGAATGCTGTTCTGACCGGCCAACAGGTAGGCATGCCCCAAATGCCTGGCTTTACTGCTGCTGGCTACACTCCTGGCGCCGACTACAGCGGTGCAGCAAGTGCAACCGGCCAGTACAACTCAGGTCTGTACGCGCAGAAGGCCGCGAACGCAAGTTCAACTATGGGCACTGTAGGTTCGATTGCAGCCGCTGCCGCTATCGCGTTCTGATGCAATGACATTCGAAGAGATCATCAATTCCCACGAACGCATTGCGCTTCAATTTAGCGGTGGGCGTGACAGCCTTGCGCTGCTGCTTGCAATGCGTCCGTATTGGAATCGCATCGCAGTCTATTACACCAATAGCGGTGACGCGTATCCAGAAACGCATGCGCTTATCGACTCGGTGAAACAAGTCGTACCGCACTTCGTAGAAGTTGAAGGCCGCGTCAAAGCTGTGCATGCACAAATAGGTTGGCCTAGCGATGTAATGCAGCCCGGTTCTGGCTTCCAGTTCGCAAAAGAGAACATTGACGGTTATGTGCCCCTGATAGATCGCCACAACTGCTGCTTCCATTCGATCATGGTACCCATGCATGAACGCATGAAGGCAGATGGCATCACATTGCTGATACGTGGG